CCGCGATGCGGGCTTCAAGGTCGAGGGAAAGTGGCGGACCCATCCCGTCACCGGCCAGCGCTACATGCGCTACACCTTCAACGGCTGATGTTTGCCGATCCCGAAGGTGATCCGCCGCAGTTTGACACCTTCGACATTCACTACCTGATCGGCCTGACGCTGATCGCCTGGGCCATGCTGCTGTCTCTCGGCTGCATCGCCCGCATGACACCCTGACAATTAGGAAATGCACACCGTGAATAAGTTTCTCTCGGCTCTCAAGCAGCGCCTGCTCAACGCGATCACCCCCGGCATCGGGGCCATCCTCTGGACCCTTCAGAAGTTCGAGGCCCTGATCGAGGACATCATCGAGTGCGAAGAACTGAAGCTGATGCAGCTCGACGCCGCCGCCAAGGCACTCGCCGCCCGCATCAAGCAGAAGAACGCGGATGTCGATGCGGCTTACAAGCTGCTCCACAAGGTCGCGGAGATGGGCAAGTGATCGTCCCCGCCATCACCAAGGAAAACTTCCGGGACTTCCGGACTCCGGACGGCAACCGCGTCACGGGATTCAAGGCGACCCCGCTGCATCCCCACCCCTATCTCACCTTCGAGCGTCCTTGGAAGATTGATCGGTATTCAGTGGAGTCAATTGGTTGGTATGTGGACCGGAATTCGCTGCAAATTCCCGCCAGCAGCCCCTCGGTCAGGCTGGTCTATGACCCGATCACGACCATGACGCCGCCGCAGGACACAGCCGGTCGTCCCCCGTTCTGGCTCGTCTGGAACCCGCAAGGTCGATCAGTCCCGAGCTTCCGCCATCCCAGCGAGGCTTCGGCTGTTCGTGAGGCCGAGCGCCTTTCGGCTCTTGTGCCTGGCAACGAGTTCTATGTTCTCAAGGCTACCTCCAAGTCCACCACCGGGAAGCCCCAGGTCCAGACAGGCTTCTTCGCCTAACACCGAGTACCAATGCCCGCAGATGACGGCGCTTCCGATAGCGTCTTCGTTGCCAAGGAACCCTGCCCCGGCTGCGGCTCCCGCAACAATCTAGCGCGGTATTCGGATGGCCACGCCCACTGTTTCACCCCGTCCTGCGACTATTTCGAGAAAGCGGACGGGGAGACAGCGCAGCGTCTGTCGGACGATGCCGCATCGCGCCCTAGGCGCACCACGTTCAATCCGATCCATTATGAAGTCGTCGGTCTCCCAAAGCGGGGACTGTCCGAACAAACCTGCCGCTTCTTCGACTACGGGGTAGGGGAGTTCAACGGCAAGCCCTGCCACTTCGCCCACTACAAGGACCCTGTAACCCGCGAACTTGTGGCGCAGAAGGTCCGCCTGCCCGCCAAAGAAGACTTCCCGGTCCTCAAGGCTGACGGGACCAAGCTGCCCCTGTTCGGTCAGCACCTGTGGCGCGGGGATCGCCGCTCGCTCATCATCACTGAGGGCGAGATCGACGCAATGTCGGTCTCCCAGGTGCAACAGAACAAGTACCCTGTCGTCTCCCTCTCAGGAGGCGCCGGAAACAGCGTCCACGACATCAAGCGCAACTACGAGTGGCTGTGCGAGTTCGAGAAGATCGTCCTCATGTTCGACGACGATCAGCCTGGGCGCGAGGCTGCTGAAGCCTGCGCCGAGCTGCTTCCGGTGGGAAAGGTGTTCATCGCCACCATCGAAGGCTTCAAGGACGCCAACGAGGCTCTGGTCGCAGGGAAACCCTCTGCCATCACCGGAGCCTTCTGGAACGCCAAGCCCTACCAGCCCGAAGGCATCTTCACCCTCGACGACATCGAAGAGGAAGTCCTCGCCCCGGTCGAGATGGGCCGTCCGTGGTTCCTCGATAGCCTCACTAAGCTGACCTTCGGGCGCCGTGACGGGGAGGTCTACTACTTCGGCGCTGGCACCGGGATCGGCAAGACCGACTTGTTTACCCAACAAATTGAGTACGATGTCATGGTCCTGGGCGTTCCCACGGCCTGCATCTACCTTGAGCAGCCCCCGTCCGAGACGGGCAAGCGCATCGTAGGCAAGCACGTAGGGAAACAGTTCCATATCCCTGACGGATCATGGACCCAGGAGGAACTGACGGAGGCGTTCGCCAAGGTCAAAGCCACCGGGAAGCTGTTCTTGGGTGGCAATTTCGCGTCCGCCTCATGGGACCAGATCAAGGCTCGCATCCGCTTCATGGCGGTGGGCCTTGGGGTCAAGCACATCTTCCTCGATCACCTTACCGCCCTCGCGGACCCTGCAAAGGAACGCGAGAGTCTGGAGATCATCACGAAGGAACTTGCGCTCCTGGCGCAGGAGCTTCGGATCATCATCCACGTCATCTCGCACCTTTCGACCCCTGATGGGAAACCCCACGAGGAAGGCGGGCGCGTGATGCTTCGCCACTTCAAAGGCTCCCGATCCATCGGGTTCTGGGCCTTCTTCGCGTTCGGCCTCGAACGCAATCCGCAACACGATGACCCCGACATCGCCTCCCAGACGACCCTTCGATGCTTGAAGGATCGCTATACCGGACGAGCGAACGGCAAGACCATCACCCTTGGATACGACACCACTTCCGGCATCCTGTCGGAGTGCCTGTTCCCCAAGGAGGAAGGCGACAAGCCGCAGAGCTTCGCGGGTCAGTCCCTGGACGTTTGATCCAATGAACCAGTCACAACTGAAGTACGCCCGCGAGCGGGCCAAAAAGCTCTACGATAAGCGCGTCAAGGACCTGACCGCTGCGCACACCACAGAAGCCGTGCCGATGTCGGATGACGACAAGCTCAAGGCCCTGAAGGCCGGTGCGTTCCGCATTGTCCCCGCGAAGGATCGTCCGGAAAACGGATGGCGTTCTAGCTGGGCCAACAACGTCATCTTTCCCGGTGAAGTGAAGGGCGGTCTGAACACCAAGACCTTTGCCCCCGCGAAGGATCAGCTCGACAAGGACTACACGGCCCTGCTCGACGAGCTGGTACTAGGGGACAATGAGCAAGCCCTGGCTCTCCTACGAGCCTTCGAGGCCGCATGACCGACCAAGCGCGTGAACCCTCCGACATCCTCAAGGACCTTCGCGCCAAGTCCAAGCTCATCGTTCACCTTCAAGGACGCGCCAATCGTGGCGAGTTCAAGTCGATGGCCGATGCCCAGACGCTCCAGCGGACCCGTAGGGAACGCCAGCGTCTGATGGACAACTTACCGCCCCTGCGCCTCGTCAATTAGGCGTTGGACCTCTGCGAGAGGCGTATCGTCCTCGAACTTAATCGTCACCCCGCAGCCTTGGCACTCGACCGTCCGTCCTAACCGAAGGGTCTTGTAGCTGACGTGCATGACTTCCCCACAGTTGGGGCAGTCAGCGGGGAGGCGAATCTCATCCAGCTCGTTTGCCATCGCGCAAACCTACCCCAACAAAGAATGCTACGCTACATTTCCGACACGGAAGCCAATGGTTTCCTTGAGGATGCTACACGCATCCATTGCGCGGTCCTCGTCAACATTGATACCGGCGAGGCCCGCGGCTTCCGCCCCCATGAGATCAGCGAATACCTCGACGAGCTGGCTAAGGCCGATGAGGTCTGGGGTCACAACTGGATCAAGTACGACGGCCCGCTGATCCGCAAGCTCCACCCGCAGGCCAAGCTGCCCCCCTTTGAGGGGGACACAATGGTCCTCTCGCGCCTGATCCACCCTGACATCAAGTCCTCCGACTTCGTGCGGGCAAAGCTCTGGAGGGATTACTCCGAGCATGAAGCCGCCCAGGTCGAAAGGATCGAGGCGAACCTTCAGCCGATCCCTTGGCGGCACCCCGTACCCGCTCCGTTCCCTGCCAAGCTCATCGGGTCCTACTCGCTGGCTGCGTGGGGCTACCGCCTTGGGGAACACAAGGGCGACTACAGCCTCGGGTTCGACCGCTTCAACGAAGAGATGTTCGACTACATGATGCAGGACGGGGCGGTCACGCTCCTGCTGTATCAGAAGCTCATGGCGCACGAGCCTTCGGCGCTATCGGTCGAGCTTGAACACCGCATCGCCCGGCTCTGTTTCCAGATCGAGACCAACGGCTTCCCGTTCAACGAGAAGGCCGCGATCGACCTCCACGGGCGCCTCGTGGACGAGCGTGAACAGCTCCGCGTGGAGTTGCTCAACCTCTTCCCCAACTGGAAGGTCCGCCTCCCGAACTTCATCCCGAAGCGCAACAACGCGACCAAGGGTTACATCGCTGGACAGCCTGTCGAGCGGTGGAAGGAAGTCGAGTTCAACCCGGCGTCACGCGATCATATCGCTGACCGTCTGACCGCCAAGTACGGATGGAAGCCACAGGTTTTCACCGACAACGGCAAACCTGTCGTGGACGATGACGTCCTGTCCGTCCTTCCCTTTCCCGAGGCCCAGAAGCTCGCTCGGTTCTTCCTGCTCGAAAAGCGTATCGGCCAGTTGGCCGAGGGGAACCAGGCGTGGCTGAAGGTCTGCAAGCACGGTAAAATCCATGCCCGCTACACCCCGAATGGCACCGTCACCGGACGGTCGACCCACTCTCACCCCAACATTTCGCAAGTCCCCCGTGTTTCGAGTGAGTTCGGACGGGACTGTCGAGCGCTGTTCCATGTTCCTCAGGGATGGGTACAGCTTGGCGCAGACCAGAGCGGCCTCGAACTAAGGGCGCTCGCCAGCGACCTGTCTGGTCTGGCGGGTGACGGTGGAAACTACGCCCGAATTGTCACTCAAGGTGACGTTCATACCACAAACCAGTTGGCTGCTGGACTGTCCACCAGAGACGGCGCCAAGACCTTCATCTACGCCTTCCTCTACGGAGCGGGCGATGAGAAGATTGGTTCAATTGTTGGTAAGGGAAGGGAAGCTGGACGCAAGCTGAAGGCTGCGTTCCTCGCTAAGACCCCCGGCCTCGACGCCCTCCTGAAGATCGTCAAGGGCGCCGCCAAGCGCGGCTTCATCAAGGGGATCGACGGGCGGAAGATCCCCATTCGCTCCGAACACTCTGCTCTCAACATGCGTCTTCAGAACGCAGGTGCCGTCGTGTGCAAGCAATGGGGATGCGATTGGGATGACGCTCTCAAGGCCACTGGCCTGCGTCATGGCTGGGATGGGGACTACGTGTTCCTCTCGTGGAGCCACGATGAATACCAGCTCGCAGTCCGTGACGACCCCGAACTGATCGAAACGGTCAAGCGCATCGGCATCGAAACCGGGCGCAACGCCGGCCTCCCCTTCAACTTCCAGTGCCCTCTCGACGTAGACGTAAAGGTCGGTCGCAATTGGGCCGAGTGCCACTGATGACCCAGCCCTATGAACGATATGCCTGCGAGGCAGGAACTACCTGCGCCTGCAAGCGCGGGAAAGCGAGCCGCTATGACGGAAAGTGCGGCCATTGCCGCTCTCACCGCGAAGAGTGGAAGCACCAACAGCGCCTCAAGCAGCCATCGTTCTTGGGGCTGACCACAGAACAAGAACCATGACCAAGAAACCCTCCTTCCGGCAGGTGGTGAACGCCAAGTGCCGTGAGTGCATCTACGACCCCATCGCCGGGGGCGGGACTTGGCGGGAGCAAGTAGGCTCCTGCGCCAACGTGAACTGCGCCCTGCATCCTCTTCGCCCCATGCCATCCTCAAAGCGGAAAGCCGCCTGATGTTTACCCTCGACACCCCCAAATTGATTGCCCGCACGGCGCTCAATTTCGAGCCGACCGTGCTCGAAGTAGGCACCTGCGGTCTGTTCCGTGCGCCTCTCCATCTTGCGTCGCAGCTCATGCCCTCAATGCGGGGGCTGATCGAAACCGCTCCTGTCTCGGACCCCGACAATTGGGAACTGGACATCAAGGTCCACATGCTGATGCCGGGGCAGTTCCCCTGCATTCCCAACTGGCATTGCGACAACGTGCCGCGAGACGAGAGTGGCCTTCGCTACGACCTCGTGCGGGACGACGTGCCGCCGATGTATCTGTGGATCAGCGCTGGACCTGAGACGGAGTTCCTGGCGAACCCGCTCGTCATGGATCACCGACCCGGATCACACCAAGAGGTCGCCCGCTTCATTCAGTCTCTTGAGCCGCGCAGTGCGCTGCCTGGCGGGGTCGAGACGAGGACCATCGAGCCGAACGCTTGGTATTCGATGGACCAGACGACCCCGCACCGCGGCACCCAAGCGTCCAAGGCAGGGTGGCGGGTATTTGCCCGCCTCACGCCTAAGGTCCTTGCCCCGGCTCGCCCGGTCAACTCGGTCATCCGCCGCCACGCTCAGGTCTATCTGGACGCTGTGGAGTTCGGCTGGTGAACGAGATCGTCCCCTATGATCCCCCCAAGCTCCTGACGGAGCGAGAGGTTCGAGCCGCTGGCGTAGTGTCCAATCGCCGCTCCAATATCCGCTACGCTCTCGAAGGCGTTCAGTCGGCCACGCTGACCGTGCGCGACGAGCGTGGATCGGCCCTAAACCTCACCCTGAACCTCCCCAAGAATGACGCTGAGGCCCTGCTCGCCTTCCTGGTGGAACGCGACGAGCAGTTCCTGACAGCCCTCAACATCGAGCTTGAACCATGAACGAGACCCCTGACACCATCCGCCATTGGGCGGTGGATACCTTCGGGCTGGCTAAGATTAGCCGCATCCTAGAACGAACCGGCGAAGAACTGGTGGAACTTAATGATGCGTTCGTTGCGAACGACGCGGATGCCATCATCGAAGAAGCTGCCGATGTCGTCATCACCCTCTGCAACCTTCCGGGTCTTCAGGCCGCTATCGACGCCAAGATGGCGAAGAACCGTGCCCGCAAGTGGCAGGTGATGGGCGACGGCACCGGCTACCATATCAAGGAACCAACGGCATGAACGCAGCCGTTATCCTGCTCATCGTAGCAGTCGCCGCAGGGTGGTCCGTACCATGCCTGTGACCCGCAAGTTTCCGAAGGAACAGATGCTCGCCGTTCTCTGGGAGGACGCCGGGGTCATCATCTCCGACGAGGTTTACGATACCTCGCGCTGGTCGATCCATCACGAGCTGATCTTCCAGATCGACGGTAAGACCTACCAGACGACCTACAGCGTCGGTGCAACCGAAAGCCAGGACGAAAGCCCGTGGGATTACGAGCGCGAAGTCGAGTGCACTGAGGTCCATGCCGTCCGCAAGGAAGTCGTGGTCTGGGAGCCGGTGGAAGCATGAAGACCACCGGCACCTACGGGGCCGAGCTGATCTCCGTTATGGGCGATGACCTGACGGTCGTGAACGCTGCCCGCGTCTCCTTCGACAAGGTGGGCTGCTTCGACCCCGGCACCTGTGGTGAATGCGGGACGATCATTGCCTCGACCGCATACTGCCCCGGATGCGACAACGAGACGTTCTGGGGGGTAGAGCCGTCATTGTCCGACAAGGACGCCAAGCTCATCGCCTACCTCGCCAAGCACGGCCACTGGACGCCCTTCGCCCACCCGCAGCTCTCGTTCCGCGTCTCCGCTCCGATCTTCGTGGCCCGCCAGCTTCAGAAGCACCAGATCGGTCTGGCGTGGAATGAAGTGTCACGGCGCTACGTGGACAGCGAGCCTGTGATCTACGTGCCGGCTGTCTGGCGAGGCCGGGCGGACAATGCCAAGCAAGGTTCGAGCGATGAAATCGTAACCTGCATAGACCGGGGGAAGGTCTACGGATTCAACAGCCCCGACAAAGAGGCGAGACACGTAGCTTACGAGGCTGTCTGGCTCTACAACGACCTTCTCAATAACGGCATCTGCCCCGAGCAGGCCCGCATGGTCCTCCCGCAGTCCATGATGACCGAATGGGTCTGGACGGGATCGCTCGCTGCCTTCGCCCGTGTCTGCAACCAGCGCCTCGACGCCCACGCCCAGCGCGAATGCCGCCCGGTAGCTGAGAGCATCGCAGAGGCGCTTCAGAAACACTTCCCTGCCTCCTGGGAAGCGCTCCGCACCATCAAGGAACCCAATGACCCGAACTGAACTGCTGGAACACACGTTCCTCGCCGGGGGCTTCACCACTCGATCCGATGTGGCCCGCGAGAATGCTGAACTGATCGCGGAAGCCGCGCAGCTCGGCCTCCTGACCACCCAGACCCCGCGAGATGGCTTCGGCGCCGTATGGCGCATGACCCCTATCGGCCTGTCCGTCCTGTTCGACACCTTCGAATGCGGCGACCCCGACTGCTCCTACTGCCAAGGGGACCTCACTAACGACGACAGCGACGAAAGCACCGATGACTGCCCCCCGACTACTCATTGACGCGGACGGGTTCCTCTACCGCTCGGTCGCCGCTGCCGAGTATGAAGCGGATTGGGGGGACGGCATCTTTGTCGCCTCCACCAACGTCAACCAGGCGATCGAGATGTTCAAATCCCAGATCGAGAGCGTGAAGCGCGAGCTGGAATCGGACGACCTCGTGATGGTCATCTCTGGGACCAACAACTTCCGGTACGGCCTCACTCCCGACTACAAGTCCAACCGCAAGGGCCAGCGTAAGCCTCTGGGATACCTGGCACTTCTAGACTGGATGAAGGGTGAATATGGGGATCGCGTGGTCTGTAACGACCTCATCGAGGCCGATGACTACATGGGCATCCTTGCCACCCGCCCCGGAGCGCCGCGTTCGATCATCGTCTCGGACGACAAGGACATGCAAACGATTCCGGGCGAATTGTTCCGTCTTGGCAAACTGTCCACGATTGACGACGATGAGGCAGACCGTTACTGGATGCTTCAGACCCTGACGGGCGATCCCGCCGATGGCTACAAGGGGTGCCCCGGAATTGGCGCTGTCAAGGCCGAAAAAATCCTTTCCAAGCCAGGAGAACAATGGGAGAACATCCGGCGTGAGTTTCTCAAGGCAGGAATGACCGAAGATTACGCTGTGCTTCAAGCCCGACTCGCCCGCATCCTGCGGTGGTCGGATTGGGACAGCGCCCGTAAGCAGCCGATCCTATGGACCCCAAAGTCCTAGAAATGTAACCTTTCTGAGTGAGTTGACCCCCCTATGCAGATGAATTCCAACGTCGCTAAAGTGTATGCTCTGGTCCCCGTGTCCGAGCTGGTCCTGGAGACCCCCAGGACCTACCGTTGCTCGGATTCTGACTACGACCCGACGAGCGTGGATTTCTCAGCCGCTGAGAGCCTCACGATCAGCCAGACGGACGAGTTCGGAAAGGCTCACCATGTGATCCTTTCGGCACAGATGGTCAGCCAGCTCATGCCTCACTTGATCCGATGGAACGCACTGAACAATTGAACGCAAACGGGGACAATCCGCTCCCCGAGAATCCCAAGGCGATCTACGGTCGCTCCAAGCCGTCCCTGTCCCTGCTCCCAGGGGGCGCAGAAATCCAGATCGCCAAAGTCTTTGAGCTTGGGGCCGCAAAGTACGGCCCCTTCAACTGGCGCAAGGACCCGGTAGAGGCTGAAACCTACATCTCAGCCGCCAAGCGACACATCCTCTCATGGTTTGACGGGGAAGACCTCGACCGAGAGAGCGGTGAACCCCATCTTGCCCACGCCGCGGCCTGCATGATGATCCTTCTGGATGCTGCGGCCTGCAACACCATGATCGACAATCGCCCACACAAGGGCGTCTCGGCGTCGCTGATCGACAGCCGCACGATGCTCAAGCATCCGATCTTCCATTGATCCCCAGGCCCCTATGACCCCGCCCAGGGTCGTGGGGGCTTTCCTTTTTCCGGTACGAATGAGTTTCAAGTCCAACACCAACCCGATGTTCCGCTCCAAGTTCAGCGAGGACATCTTCAACCACAAGTATCGCCATGAAGGTGCGGAGACTTGGGAGCAGCTTTGCACCACTCTGGTTAATCACGTCTGTAAGGGGCTGATGACCAAGACCGAGATCGACCAGCTCCGTCAATACATGGTCGACATGAAGTTCATCCCAGGCGGTCGCTATCTCTATTATGCTGGGCGCCCGAACGCCTTCTTCAATAACTGCTACCTCCTGAAAGCCGAGGAAGACAGCCGTGAGGATTGGGCCAACCTGTCATGGAAGGCCGAGAGCTGCCTGATGACGGGCGGGGGCATCGGGGCCGACTATTCGGTCTACCGACCCGAAGGCTCACCGATCGCCCGCACAGGCGGTTTCGCTTCCGGGCCGATCCCCAAGATGCAGATGCTCAACGAGATCGGGCGTCGCGTGATGCAGGGCGGTTCGCGCCGATCGGCCATCTATGCGAGCCTCAACTGGCAGCACGGGGATGCCGACAAGTTCCTGACCGTCAAGGATTGGGACCAGTACCCGGTGGGCAACACCGGCCTGACCCTGGCCGACATCAAGCAGCAGGATTTCAACTTCCCCTGTCCGCTGGACATGACCAACATCTCGCTCAACTACGACGATGCCTGGCTCAACCTGGGGGAAGAAGCCCGTGCGATGCACCCCATCTTCCTCAAGAACGTCCGTCAGGCCCTCAAGACCGCCGAGCCGGGCTTCTCCTTCAATTTTGGAGACAAGCAGCATGAAACGCTGCGAAACGCCTGCACCGAGGTCACTTCGGCAGACGATAGTGACGTATGCAATCTCGGTTCTGTTAACCTTGGCCGCATCGAATCTCTCGCGGAGATGGTCTCCGTCACAGAGCTTGGGACCAAGTTCCTACTATGCGGCACCCTTCGCGCCCATCTTCCCTACGACAAGGTAGGCGAGACCCGCGAGAAGAACCGCCGCCTCGGGCTGGGCCTGATGGGTCTCCACGAATGGCTTATCAAGAAGGGCTACCGCTATGAAGTCACCCCCGAGCTTCGCAACTGGCTCGCCGTTTACGAGCAAATCTCCGACGCAACGTCTATGGCCTTTGCGGATCGCCTCTGCATTAGCCGTCCTGTGGCTAATCGAGCCATTGCGCCGACCGGCACCATCGGGATCTTGGCAGGCACCACGACCGGCATCGAGCCGCTGTTCGCTGTCGCTTACAAGCGCCGCTACCTGAAGGGCGATAAGGATTGGCATTACCAGTATGTCGTTGATGGCACCGCTCAGGAGCTGATTGACCTCTACGGGGCCGACCCTGAGAAGATCGAGAGCGCCGTGGACCTCGCCTCAGACTTTGAGCGCCGTATCTCCCTCCAGGCCGACATCCAAGACTTCGTGGACATGGCCATCTCGTCCACCATCAATCTTCCGCAATGGGGATCGGACCTGAACAACGAGGGCACCGTTGAGGCATTCGCCAAGACGCTCTCGAAGTATGCCCCGCGTCTTCGCGGCTTCACCTGCTACCCCGATGGTGCCCGCGGAGGCCAACCCCTGACCCCGTGTGACTATGCGACCGCTAAGGCCAACCTCGGCCAGGAGTTCGCGGAAGCCACCTACCACGACATCTGCGACATCTCGGGCAAGGGAGGCTCCTGTGGCGTGTGATCCCCGGACCAAGCCCTGGTGTGTGACCTGCGGGGTCGATGGGGACAGTCTGGACGCCGAGATCAACTGCCCCCGATGCTCGAACTGGTGGAAGGAAAATCCACCCCCAGGTGAGCCTGAGCAGCTTGAGCTGCCTCTCGATCTCCGTGCCCCAGGCCGTAGCTAAGTGGGGCACAGCGGTTGAGGTCGAGAGGCGCAACCGCATCCGATTGTCGGTCTGGGCCTACGCCTACGAGCTGATGGACGACCCGCTTGTCTCTGACGAGCTGTTCGACTCCGTTGCGGCCCAGATCGACCCTTCCGTCTCCACCGGCAACAAGAAGCTCGATGCCTTCTTCAAGGCTGAGTTCAGCCCATTCACAGGCATGTGGGTCCGCAAGCATCCCGACCAACGCGGTCTGTTTCGCACCTACCTTCGCGTTCGCCACCAGCACCGCAACAAGGGACAGCCATGACCCTATCTGACGGGCTTCTCATCTTCCTTGGTGGCTTTGCCTCAGTGTTCACTCTCGGCTTCCAGAGCCGGGCGGTGAATGCCGGCAACTTCAAGGTAGCCGCAGCAATGTCCTTCACGATCGCAATGTTCCAGGCACATCTCTGGAAACTTATCGTTGAAGGGGACGGCTCGATGGCGGCAAGCGTCGTCTACGGCCTCTCGGGGTCCTGCGCCATCACCAGCGCGATGTGGCTCCACAGGCGGTTCTTCGCCTCCCCAAAGGCAGATGAATAAGGAACGAGGGTCGGCCTATCGGTCGGCCCAAATTCCAAATTTGACGGCAATTGTGGACCTTTTTGCCTTCGGATCAAATTTCTTGTTCGATAGAAAATGTGGACCTTTTCACCCTAAGCCCCCATCGCTACGCGATCTGTGTTTTTCGCTGCGGATGCCGATCGGATTTCCGCCCGATCTGTGTTTTTCGTGAGTAATGAACGCGCATGGCGTCGCGCGAGCGCCCGCGTAGCGCAGGCCCGCAGCGTGGTACGCGCATGGTGCGCGAGGGGAGGGGATGGCAGGCAGTGATACCGCCTATTTTGCCCGGAAACCGACCGTACAGCGCCGAAAGACCCTCTCCATAGGCCCACATAGCGGACAGTATGCAAAGGGCCTGATAGGGGCTTAGAATCGCCATATAGCGTTTTGCCTATCGGAGGCGACTTGACCGCGCAGCCCGACCATGGCCCGGCACCTGCCGACCAGGAGCCGACCAGGAGCCGACCAGGAGCCGCGACCGCGCACGCAAAAGAGCCGCCCCGGATCACTCCGAGACGGCCCAAAGCCTTAGCGATGTAGAGGGGCGCCTATTCCCCAATGTCTCCCATTGCGGAGAGCTTTTGCGCCAGGAGGAACGCCAGCAGGGCAGGCAGAACGACCAGGGCGATAAGCACCCCCTCTAGGGCGCGTTCAATGGCGCTTGTTCTCACCCTGTCCCCCGATCCCCCCCGGCGATGCAAGCCGCGACGAATCGCGACCTGTCAAAGCGTGGGTTTGACGTTGCCAGCCTATCGGCCAGTTCTTCCGCGACGTGGCGAACAGGGCCTAGCGCACCCGCCGCACGAACGGCCCCGGCGATCAGCTCAAAGTCGCGCCTAGTCATGGTCCCAGCCTCCCACGACCGAAAGGGCCTCCCCGAGCGCAGACGGCGAAAGCACGTCTAGGATTTCATCTACGCCCAGCCCGTAATTGTTCAGGACATCCGCCGCCGCTTCAGGGAACCTCTCGACCAGGGAAACGAGATCCGCGCTTGCGCCGCCTTCCGTCTCCCATGCCTTTGCGCCCGTCCGCGATCCGCTGGCGACAGTGCCCCAAGTCTTGGAAGGATAGCCGAAGGTAAAGCCGCCTCCGGACCCATAGCCCCAATCGTCTAGCGTAGGGTCCCGCTCGACCGCCACGCCCGCAAAGTCCGCCTTCACCAGCGCTTCACCCAGGCGCCACAGGTGCAACCCGTCTAGCGTCTCCCGTGGCCCGTGTTCGCTGTCATAGCCCACCGAGATGTTGCAGCATTCCGCAATATGGTCAGCGTAGGAGTAGCTATCCGTATAGCTCCCCGTATCATCCGCCCGATACCGCAAGCCGCGCCCGGAGACGTTAAGCGCCGCCGAGAGGGTGTCAGCAAAGGCCGCAGAGGCGCAGCGCCTGCCCATTTGGTGGGTGATAACGTCCGCGTAGTCCCGGCGATCGAAAGCAACGCAGGCGTCATAGCCGGTCAGTCTCCCGGCCTCCCGCGCCGCCACATGCTCAGACCCAAGGCGCCCGACCTCTTCCCCCCGGTGGAACACATAGCCCCCAGGTACGCCCGCCCGCAGCATCCGCAGCAGCAGCCAGACGCCCGCGCCATCATCCGCACCCAGGCAGCGCCCCGGCTTGCGCTTCACAAGCTCGACCGTGCGCCCGTCATCCGCAAACTGGACAGCTTGCCGCCCGCCCTTCGCGTGAACCGTATCCACATGGCAGGACCAGAGGATTTCAGGCCCCGTGAAGCCTTCCGGACGCGGCACCCGCGCCCAGATGTTGCCGAAGTCGTCAATGTCCGCACGAAGGCCGAGAGCCTTCAGGGGCGCCAGGACATGGACGTGCATAAACTCTAGTTCAGCATCCGACCCATGCGGACGCGCCCAGGAGAGAATATCGAGCAGTTCCCCCAGGCCCTCGCGCATTGTCTCCAGTTCACCAGGGACAGGCGAGGGGCGACCGAAAGGAACGCGGGCCAGCTTTTCAAATGCAACCTTAGTCATGGTGGATAATCCCAAATAGTGGACGATTAGGCCGCAATGGCCGCAGCCGTCCCCGCCTCGCTGGCATCGCGCAGTTCTTCGCGCTCCCGGTGGCATTCACCGCACAATTCGACCGCCGCGCCATCTTCATCTTCCGCGCAGTCGTGGCGCTGATCCAGGGCGAACGCCTCGAAGCAATCCGCGCACTCGAAGGCATCTTCACGCCACACACCGTCCGCGCATTCCAGCGCCAGGCCCGGAAGGTGCCAATCTGCTACGGCGACTTCCCACCGGCCCCCCGAAGGCACGTAATCCGCCCTGTTATTGTCAGAGACGTGCTCCCCCGACCGCTCGCAATAGAATGCGTCACTATCCCGGCAGTCGCTGCACCACGTTTCAGAATCATGCCTGCCCACATAGACCGGGGATGCGTCATCCTCCGGGGTTGATTCCCCGCAGCGGTCACAATCGACCTTTTCCCGCGCGTAAATCAGGCCATCCGTGCGCGTGGCGGATAGGTCCCCGCCCGCCGTGAAATGGTCCCCACAGTCATCCACCGTTCCGCCGCCAATATCGAGATACGGCATCACGAAAGTCGCTGCGCCGTAAGTCGGGCAAGGAATCTTGGCGATCCGTGCGCCCCGCAGGTCCCCCGAGCTATAGCCCATCGCCTCCAGCGCCGTGCGCAGCGCCCGCGCATTGTGTGCCTGCCCATAGACCCGCCCGTATTCCATGCGGCCCGAATTGTCGCTGTCATCCCAGACCAGGCACCGGGCAAGCACCGGGCCTTCCCCGTCCCAGGTGGCGCCAGGATCAATATCGCCCTCGCTGCACCCTTCCGGCATATCGTCCTCATCATAGCCCCGGATAAGGGCCACGGTGATTTCACCGCCTTGCGCATAGGCCGCAGTGGGATGGAAGCCATCACGACCGCACGAATAGTTCGAGCTGGACCCAGACATGCAGCCATGTGCCTCCCCGCCGCTGCAATCTTGGTAGACACGCGCCAGGGCCTCAGCGTCCCCGAGAGGGGCGAACAGGGGCTTAATGGAGGCGCCCAGCATCGCCGCCGCGAATTCGTGCCTCTCGCTTTCATACCAGAAGCGCTTGCGAACAGCGCGGTCAGGGGAAATGCGGTTCTCATAGTTGGAGAAGAAGCGGGCCGCATACTCACTAGCCGATAGGACCTTTTGCCTATCCCGCTCCCCGCTTGCCTCGCTTTCCGTGAAGGCGACCTTATGCTTATCGCCTTGCGCCACATGGGCGAAGTGATCCGGATAGGCATCCGCGATCCGTTCCGCGAACGGGGAAGGCAGGGGCAGGTACTCACCCGAGGCGAGCCGCGCCGCTTCACGCGCCCGCCAGTCGACCACCTTAGACGGATCGACCTCGACCTTGACGATAGCCAGCGACTTGCCCCCATCGCGATACAAGGCCCGGTTTGCGTTGGCCCAATCCGCCGCCGCCTTGCCGTCCCCGGCCTCATGGACGCAGGCCCACGCGCCGCGATCCGTCCCTTGCACACCCGCCCGAACCTCGAAGCGGATCGAGACGCTAGGCGCCTCGGCCCCGACCGGATCGACAGGAGCGACAGGGGCAGGGAGATTGACGGGGAAGGCCGCAGCCGCGTGATAGGCCGACAAATCGGCATCATGGGCGAGCAGGTCCGCAGGCCAGCCATGCGCCCCCGCCAGGTCCTCAGACCCCGCAGGGACGAACAGGGGGCGCGAGACACGCAGAATGACCCCATCGCCGCACGAATTCGCCTCACTCAGGTCAATCGCATCCGAAGGATAGACCGCGTAGCGGGCAGTCGGCTCAGGGGCGCTAAGGCCGTAGGAGCGCGATGCAGACGCAGCGACGGCACGTGCGCGGGCCTGATCCCTGAACATCTCCAGGGGCAGGCCACCGAAGACCGAACGAGGCATGAAGGCGAGGGACGAGGGGCGACCAGTGCGGGCCAGATCGAGAGCCGAACCATGAAACACGACGATAGAGAACATATGACGGACCTTCCGTAAGAGAGGTTATTCCTCGATTGCAGACGCTTCGGGCGCATAGGCCCACGAGGGGACAAGCAGGCCGTCACGCGAAGGACGGCAGGCCCGAACGTCCCGATAGAACCGCGAGAGCCGCAGCTTATGGGCCGATTCGTGGCGGGATGAAGGGGATAGGGACATAGGATTGGCGCCTCTTGCCTTGAGGGATGGAGCGCCCCGGCCAGACCGCTAGAAGCAACGACCGGGGAGGCATCTACATAGGGCGACGCAGACAGAACACAATAGGGGACAGTCTGAAATTTAAGAGAGGCAGCTAGATCGACCCCCCGCGACCAGGGGAAGCGACAGGCAGGCGACCGGCAGGCGGATGACCGAGGGGAGACGCGAAGACCGGACGACGACGACAGGGCGCCGACCAGGCGACGACGGAGGGGCGACCAGGCGATGACAAGGCGACGACCAGGCGACCCGCCCGCGCAATGTCCCCGCTAGGCTTGCGTCCCTCTTTTCACCTTAAAGACCCACACCCTCCCCAGACACGAGCTGGACCGGATGGCAGCGCATCGGGCGCAATGCCCGCCCGCCATTGTCATAGAAGGGCCGATGACCACCGCGCCCTAATGTCCCCCGCGCCCATCACGGATAGTTTATCCGTTGAAGAACCGCAGAAAACCTAGGGTTTCCGCGTGGCGGGGGAGGATCGACGGGGGATTGCGGGCCTTTGGGTCCCCTCCGGGCAGGCGCTAGGGTCCGGGCGACCCGTGGCACCCCCTGTTTTCCAAAAAACCGCTAAACGCGGTCGGTTGTTGTTGTTATTCCTCGCTTTTTCCGGGCGTGGCGGTCTGAAACATCGAAAACTTGAATTAATGGGTCCCATCCCGGCCCCGGTGGCATGGGAACCCGAGACGCGGTAAGGGAGCGAAATGAAACTCCAGCCTCCCGACCAATTGTCGACCGCTCTCATGTGGGTGGCCGCGATCTACCTAGCGTTGAAGCAGTCGGTGGAGGGGTGGCCCAAGGCGGCGCAGGCTCTCCCGTGGATGCTTTCCGCCCCCAGCGCCTTTGTGCCGATCACGCTTATGGCGCTCGCGTTCTTGTGGCAGGCAGTTCGATCACGCCCGAGTGAACAGGCCGCATCTCCAGTCTCCAAACGCAGGTTGAAGGTTCCGGCGGGGGAGGCATCACGAAAACCAGGGGAGGTCCGCAAGGAACTGCCTCGCGATGTGCAGTCCAGTGTGTCTAATCTGCTGGCCACAGAAATGCCGGAAGACCTTATCGCCCGGAATCTGCATCCGTATGCTGGATGGTACACAACAGTTGAGGCCCGGTTGGTCACGGTGGTCCACTCGCAGGAGTTCATGGCGGCTATCTGCTATGTAGAGAAAAGCGGGGTGCGGGGGCCTAATTTTATGGCATTCTTCGCCAATCACTGGTGGGATGCCCTTAGCAATTTCAAGGAAGGGGACCGCTTCGTGTTCGCGGGGCGCATTGAGATAGCCTCCCAAACCGTTCTCCAACTGAAGGACTGTAGGCTGATCTAGTCGTGACGATCCCATCCTGCACCGATGGTTAAGTCACTGATCTATAAGGAAAGTGTCAAATTTAGGGATAAAACCCGGCCTTTAGAAGAACCAGCGCAGGCCACCGTCATCCTTGACCGATCGCTACGCCACTAAAGTCAACCAAGAGGAATGAGAAAGAGACTTACCATAAGCCTCTTAGTCCCTCCTTCAGTCCTCTCTCAGTCCCCCAAGAGAATGAATGGGTCTTCTCTCTTGGTCTTCCTCTCTGCCTTTCTCTCAGTCCCCTACAGAAGACCCTAAGTGCCTCTCGAATCCGCAACGTACCTACACCAGCTCGAACCGGCCAATCCGGCGGCTACCGACCAGCTCGCGCAGGCTGACGAACACCTGCGGCTCATCAAGCAGGTCCTGAAGAACACCTTTCCCAACATCAACGCCCCCATCGACCTGAGCGACGAACAGCTCAACGGTATGTTCACCATGCCGATCGGGGCGATCCTCTCCTGGTACGGCTCATCGTCCACCATCCCCAGCGGATGGGCGCTTTGCGATGGCCGCGAGGTCAGCCGAACTGATGGCGCAGGGACGATCGAGACCCCCGACCTCCGCAACCGCGTCGTTGTCGGGGCGGGCACGGATGTCCCTCAGGGCGGACAGGCGGGTTCGGCCAGCGTCACCGTCAACACCGGGGCGGCAGGTGGTCATTCCCACACCATCTCTGGCGGGTCCCATACCCACACAGGTCTGGCCAAGGACCACACCCTCACTACTGACGAAATCCCGGCCCACCGGCACTTCGGGTTCGTCAATGAGCGCCTGAGCTATGGTGGCCTGAGCGCCTCCAACTCGCCTCCCCAAGAGGGCATGGGCAGCTCGTCGGGCGCCTCGTACCTGATGGGCGGCTCCGGAGCCGAACCCACGATTGGCCGGTCCAGCAGCATCGGCGCCAACAAGGCCCATTCCCACGAGCTACAGATCGACGCGGGGACTCACGCCCACACGGTATCCGACGCGGACAACCACGCTCACTCCGTCACCGTCTCGACCATTCAGCCGTCATACGGCCTGCACTTCATTATGAAGGTCTAATCCAAGTCCATGCCTAACCTTCCCGTCCGCAATCTCGGCGGGGCAGGGATCATCTCGGACATTCACCCCTACGATCTGCCGCCCAACGTGTTCTCTGCGGGCGTCAATGTCCGCTTCGAGAACGGGACCGTTTCGCGAGGCCCTGTCCCGCGAGAGGTCTTCGATCTTTCGGCCTACGACGCGAGCTTCGATCCGGGGCACCTGTTCTCAATTCCTGCCATCTCGTCGGGCGCCGAAACTCTCGTGACTGTCGCTGCTGACTTCTCGAAGGTCTATTCGGTCATCGGGTCCATCGTGTCCGACATCACCCCGACCTCGGTATTCGTGGCCGACACAGGGGAGACCTTCACCCACGACTTCCTCGGCAACGTCTCCTACCTCAACAGGCGCAGCAACGTCCCCTTCAAGAAGGCAGGTGGGGACGCCAGGTTTGTCCCTCTGACGGCCTGGGACCCCAATTGGCGCTGCTCGGCGCTCAGGTCCTACAAGGATTTCCTGATCGCCCTGAACGTCAAGAAGGGGGCCACTGAGTACCCCCAGATGGTCAAGTGGTCTGACTTCACGCAGTTCGGGTCTGATCCCCTGTCGTGGGATGAAACCTCGACCACAAACTCCGCGGGCGAGAACATCCAGAACCAGATGAAGGGGGAGATCGTCGATGGTGCGGTCCTCCGCGACACCTTCATGGTCTACGGGACCAATGAAGTGTGGGCCATGACCTACATCGGGGGTCAGTTCATCTTCGACTTCCGGAAGCGGTTCGACGACATCGGGGTCATCAACGCCAACTGCGTCGTCGAGATCGACGGACAGCACTTCGTCTTCGACCGCAACGACATCATTGCCCACGATGGGGCCTCGAAGCGCTCGATCGTCCACGGCAAAAACAAGGACTTCATCTTCGGGGGACTGGTCCGAGACCTGGCGCACCTGTGCTTCGTGGTCCACAGCCCGCGGCTTAACGAGATCCACTTCTGCTACCCTTCACAGGATCGACTGACGGGCTTTTCGAACCCCACGAACGGGTGCAACCGCATCGCTGCCTACAACTACAGGCGCGACACGATGACGTTCTACGATGTGCCCTACGTCACTGCCGCATCTTATGCCGCGGTCGTATCGGGCATGACCTACGAAAGCTCTGCCCCCTCCACATTTGCCACGATGGGCGGGACCTACGCAGGGGATGGCGACCAATCGGAGCGTCACCAGCTTTTCGTCAGCCGTAAGAACGTCCCCCGAGGCGTCACAGCCAACCGCATCATCGGCCTGGACCTCATTACAGGTGGCAGGCTCGCCAAGCCGATTGCGCCGGAATTGCTCAAAGACGCATTTGTCGAGCGGATCGGGGTCGACCTGGACGAGCAGGGGGCGGCAATCAGCTCCTACAAGTCCTTGCTCAAGTTCTACCCTCAGATTTCCGTTTCCAGCGGAGGCTCGGGGGCACGGTTCCAGTTCGGGGCCAACGACACGTCTGGCGTGGCGCCTCTTTGGGACGATCCGCAGGCGTTCGACCCCACCACAGACTACCAGCTACCCGTCCGCAGGGCCGGGAGATACCTTTCGCATCGGCTGCTCCACACCGGCATCACCGACTTCTCATTCTCAGGCTTCGACGCGAGCGTAACGCTGCGCGGTAAGCGATAACGACCCCTCCAAGACCCAACATGGCAAAGCAGACATTCCCCTATCGCAGGGACATCCGACCCCCTGTGCCGGAGGGTCTTGGAGAACACGTCGATCGCGAGTTCGAGAAGATTGAAAGCGCCTTCACCAACCTGGCCGTATCGGGCGGGGGAGAAGGTGCGGACGGAAAATCGGCCTACGAGGTCGCGGTGGCTAATGGATTCACCGGGTCCGAGACCGATTGGCTGCTGTCCCTCAAGGGGGCCACCGGGCCGCAAGGTTCAACCGGGCCACAGGGGCCTGCCGGTCCTCAAGGTCCTGCCGGTCCTCAAGGTCCTGCCGGTCCTGCTGGTCCTCAGGGTCCGAAGGGCGATACAGGTGCAACAGGCCCTGCCGGATCATCCGCGACTGCAACCTTCAAGATGATTGCAGAGTTCGTGGCATCCGGGGGCGAGACGGTCGCCACGTTTTCCAGCATCCCAGCGACCTACAAGGACCTGATCCTGTCAGGCCAGGGTCGCCTCACGGGCGGTTCTACTGCGATCAAGCTCCGGGTGAATGGGGATACCGGGAACAACTACACTTCCCGGCGCCAGAACATCTACGGCAACACCCTCATCACCAGCGGATACCCCGACCTGGCTGAATTTGGCGGCAGCGGCGCACCTGCTGGCTTTGCCTCCATGTTCGAGGCTGTCTTCCCGAACTACGCAGGAACGGCGCTGTTTAAGCCCTATACGTCGGTTTCCAACGTGGCCGCTGATAACGGCGGTTCCTTCGCCTCGCAGCAAGTCGCCGGGCAGTGGAACGCAACGCCCGCCATCAACCAGCTCGCGGTCTTCCCTGCCTCGGGCGGTTTCGCCGCAGGCACCACCATCCGGCTCTACGCCCGAAGCTAATTTCAATCAGGAGCATCCCCAATGGGACTTCTCGGTGGCTCGACCACTACCACCACCAAGAGCGATCCTTGGGCGCCACAGGGCGACGCTCTCAAGAGCATTTTCAACAGCGCAGGCGCTCTCTACGAAAGTAAGGCTGGAACGCCTTGGTACACTGGTGATCTTTACGCCAACATGGACCCGACCACCGCCCAGGCGATCCAGTCCATGCTGCAATACTCGCAGGGTCAAGGCGCCAGCTCGGCAAACAAGCTGACCTCAACAGGCGCCCAGCTTACTGACCCGGCAGCGCTTCAGGGGGCGATCGGAAACTACGCCTCCGCGGCGTCCGCCGATCCTACCGAAGCGAACATCAAGGCCGCAACGGCCTACGCCAACAACCCGGCTGTAGACGGGATGATTGACGCCGCGTCACGCGACGTTACCCGCAACCTTTACGAAAGTGCGATCCCCGGAATCGACCGATCGGCATCCGCATCGGGCAACATCAATTCGTCTCGCGCTGGTGTTGCACAGGGCATCGCCATGCGTGGCGCCCAGGACCAGATCGGGGACATCTCGGCAAACATCCGCGGAGCCGCCTATGACAAGGGCCTGTCGCTCGCAGAAGGTGCCCGAAGTACCAACCTGTCGGCCTTGGGCCAGACTGCCGGTCTCTACGGCTCCGCTCTCGGACAGGGGGCCAGTGCGCTTCAGGCGGGCAATTCGCTCGCAATGGGCAACATGGGTTCCGCAATCGACGCCAGCCAGCTCTACCAGAAGGATGCGCAGGGTCAGCTCGACGCTGATTTCCAGACTTGGCAGGGCAACGACACCCGTGCCCAGGACCTGCTCGACAACTACTACAAGGTCATCGGGGCCAACAATTGGGGCGGGACGCAGACCTCGACGCAGAAGTCCAGCGGCAGCATCCTCGGCTCGGTGTTGGGCGTCGGCTCCATGCTCGCCGGTTTCGGTGCATTCGGCGGCGGTAAGAAGGGCTAACAAGGAAACAACATGGCACTTTACCCTCAGGCATCTGCGGGCGGCATCTATGGCGATGACCCGTTCGCCGCCCAGAGTGCATTCGATGCCGCATTCGGGCCACAGGATCGGCCTCCCGTAACCGCCGTGGATTCTCCTGCCATCCAGCTTCCGGACACGGGAGACTTGGAGCTGGGGGTAGATCCCCAGGTTCAGAAGCGTCCCGGCCTCATGGGGCGCATTCGCCAGCAACCGGGCGGCTCCAAGGCACTTCTCGCATTCGGCGCCTCGCTTCTGTCTAACCCTAACTTCTTCGCCGGTCTGGGCCAGGGGGCAATGGCCTATCAGAACACGCTCGACGCCGAAGCGGACAAGCTGAAGCCTCAGCTCACGAAGGATGGGACGTTCACCTATTCGCGTGACCCCGAAACCGGAGAGATGGTCTTCAACAAGACCCCGGTGGCCGACTACGAGTCCGGCATTGTGGACAAGAAGCTGCTCTCGGCTCAAGCCATGAGCAAGTACCGCACCGATCAGACTGTGGACCTCGGGCGTGACAAGCTCGTCGAAAATGGGCGCCAGTTCGACGCCAACCTGGACCACCAGCAGGCGGTCCTCAAGGAAACGCAGCGGTGGCACGACGCCTCCCTGAAGAACGCTTTCGACATCGCCAAGCTCAACAACCAGACCTCAATTCTGGAGAAGCAGCTTGCCTCCGGTGGAAAGCCTCCCCCGGCTGCGATCCAGAAGCAGGTGGGTGACTATCAGGACATCGTTCAGAAGTCGGACCTGACTCTCAGCCAGGCCCAGCCTATCCTCCAGGCGCTCTCGAACGGGACCCTTCAGCTTGGCGTGGCATCGAACCTGATGAACAAGGCCAAGCTCGCTTCTGGCGTGGGGATCGACGATAGCGCCATCCTTTACGGTCAGCTCGACACCTTCATAGAAAGCCTGCGCAACACGATCCTTATGGACGCCCGCGGCGTTCAGACGGACGGTGACGCGGAACGTGCGAAGGCGATGCTGCTGTCCGGAACGGGGAGCGCAGCTTCTGTCCAGAAGAACCTTCAGATCGTCCTCCAGAACCTTAAGTCGCGCCGCGATTTCGCCCAGTCTCGGGCATCCGACCTTTCCGGCCAATATGGCATCAACACCCCTGCAACCAACGCCATCCTGAGCGGTCAGGGTTCCCCCGCCGCCCCCGCGCCCCGACAAGCTCCCCGCACTGGACAGACCAGCACCGGGGCGAAGTGGCGCATCGTCGGCTAACCCACCCAACTAGGAATCCATCAACATGCCCATCGTCGAGATCGACGGCGTGGGCCGCGTCGAATTGGACGACGGCTTTCTCCAGATGTCCCCTGCCCAGCAGGAAGCGACCATCAACGAGATCGCCGCGTCCGCTCGTCCGCAGGCCAAGCACAGCTCCCCAGCTCCCCAGCAGCAGGCTCCAGACCCTGCGCAGATGCAACCCGCCCCTCCGATGGGCGAAATCCCCCCCGCGGCTCCGCAGCCTGCATCTCCACGACCTGGCGGAACCAACTTCGATTTCGACGCAATGGAGCGTGATTTCCAAGAACAGCAACGCCGCGAGCGTTCGCAGGGTGGACGCACTTCTGCCTACCCGCAGGCTGATAAGACTTCGACATTGGGGGCCGCGGGTCTTGGCGCGGTTGACGGTCTATCCTTCGGCTTCGACGACGAGATTGGTAGCGGCCTAGCGGCTGTCATTCCCGGCATCGGCAAACGGTCGATCTGGGACGGCTCTAGCCTGTCTGATGCTTTCGACGCTAACGTGAAGGCATACCGCGGCACGAAGGACGCAGCTTTCAACGAGCACCCCCTCGCCTATCTTGGCGGCGGCGTTGCTTCCGCGTTCTTGCCGTGGGGCGCCGCAGGTAGCCTCGTATCTGGCGGGCGCGGTATCATTGGGGCCGCCAAGGCCGCAGAAGCGCTCGGGACTGCGAGCAACGCCTCTCGCTTCACCAAGGCCGCAAAGAACGGCATTCTCGCCGGTGCCGCATACGGCGCAGGTAGCGACACCGGAGGAATCACCGACCGCCTCGACGGGGCCGCGACAGGTGCCGCCATTGGCGGCGGTCTGGGTCTGGCAGGCGAAGCCGTGATCGGAGGCGCCCTCCGTGCGTTGCCGAAGGCCAAGGCCATGCGGTTCGCCCAGCGCGAGGCCGAGAGGAACCCCTACGCGGCCTACGATGCTGAAGTTGTCGCTGACCTGGAAGCGGCAACCAAGGATCGTGCTGTCACGGCTACCGACCCCAAGGGCCGCGCTGCCCTGACCGCAAAGACGATCAACAGCGTCGAGCAGCGCTACTTCTCGGAATACAAGAACATCATCAATTCGATGGACGGTCTTCCGGACGTGGACAAGCTCCGTCTCAAGGCGGCGCTGACCGGGAAGCACTCTCTCCCTTCCGGCGAGATCGACGCCTTGCGTGGTACGGTCGAGGGGGACGCGGTGGCCGATGCTATCGTGAAGGTGCAGCGCCTGCGGGCACTGACCCCGGAGATCCGCCGGTCTAACGGGCTGCTGGCTAAGGTCGCAGGTGCCGTAGACTTTATCCCTGGCGTCCCTCCTGGCGTGGGTAACACGATCCGCAAGGTCGGCAGGGCTGTGGGTGACGGCGAAGCTGCCCGCGTAAACGCCGCGGAGAAGCTGCTGGCGAAGAAGCGCGGCTATGCAAAGCTGCAAGAGATGGTCGGGCCGTCCGGTCAGGTCGAAAGTAACGCCGCACTGTGGCAAAAAGTTGCCGATCAGGCAGAGGAGAAAGCCGGAAGCTCGCTGGACGCCCAGATCGAGAAGGTCATTGAGGGCACCCGTAAGGATGTCTCCAAGCGCTTCAGCGTTTCCAAGAAGGATCCTGACTACATCAACTTCAGGAACCGCAACTTCGATCCCGACGCAGTAGCGGAAGCCCGCGACATCGCCAACCGGCGACGCAAGCTGAAGTCTGCGTCTGGCAAGCTCGCAAACGATCAGGACAACAAGCTCGCACAGTTCGACGAAGCGCTCAACGCCGCGCCGCCTGAACCACCGGCCCCGAAGGACCCGACGAAGAAGGAACTGTCTGACTTCCGCAAGTCCATCACGGACCCGACGCCAGACATGCGCGACCTGAACGATCCGGTCCCCACTGACCGGGCACTCGCAAGCAGGGTTCAGAACCGCAACAAGGCCCTAAACAAGCTCGAATCCGCACAGTCGGATTGGGAGGCCAAGCTGGCCGATCCCTCGACTGCGCCACAGCCGAAGGTAGTCAAGCTGCCCAGGGCAGGGGCCAAGGACGCGATCGTCGAGAGCAACATCGAGCAGGGAATCGTAGGCGAGAGCGGTACGCATAACGCCTTCACCCAGCGCGTGGGCGTCACCAAGGACGACCTCATGCGTATCCTGGATCAGGCGCAGGAGGATCACCCGGCAATCGCGTCGGAACTGAACCGCATCCGCTTCAACTACCCGACCAAGGATCGCACGTTTGGTTCGGCCATCGTTCCTAAGCTGAAGGCTATCCGCGACAAGCTCGGTATCGAACCCGTGGCGTCTGAGGCCAAGGCCGCGGCTGAGGCTGCTCCAGTCAAGATCGACGAGGCCGCTCAGGAGCGTCTGGCCGGCGCGACCGAGGCGGCGGCGCCGAAGCTCACCGGAAAGGCGCTTGCTCGGGAACAGGAACTACTCACCCGCTTGGATGAGATTGACCCCGAGCGTATCAGCCTCGGTGACGGTCCTGCCATGCGCGACAGTGAAGCCGGGGTCCTCACCGATCCGGCCAAGCTGGAAGAGGCGAGTAAGATCAAGGACGAGCTTCGTCAGCTTCGTCAGGTGGATCGCCCCATTCAGTGGACTGAAGGCAAGGGCCGCTACCAGGCCCTGGCGAACGGAGCGATCGACGATCTGAACAATGACATTCGGATCGACGGGGCTTCCCTCGCGGCAATCAAGAGGGTCCCCGAGAAGATCAGGGATAGCTTCAAGACCACCGACGAGGCGACCGCCTTCATCGAGAACGAAGTGATCCCCGAGCTGGAAGTGGCGAAGGTCCCCCGTGACGAGATCGACCAGATCAAGGGCTACCTCTACGAGATCGCAAGCCACAAGCCATACGCGACCAAGGAAGCCTACGAGGCCGGGACGAAGGCCAACCCACGCGGGCGACCGCGCAAGCAATAATCAAGCACGTCTGGGGCGAGGGAAACCTCTTCCCAGGCGGTGCCAAAGGACACCATGTTCAACATTACCAACAGCGTTCAGACGCTGATGAACGCCGAAAGCGTCAGGGACTCGAAGCTCCTGAACGATGACGAGCGGCGCATACTGCTGTGCGCCATCCGCGACAGCGTGACTGTCATGCCTGGTCTTCCCGATCACTCGCTGCTCGTCCGTCAGGCCATAGAACGGATGATCGACAGTGAACGACAGCGAAGCGGCACCGCCGCGAAACAAGGGCGGAAGGCCCAAGGGGTCGAAGAATCGACCGAAGTGGCTGCTAGAGGAACTGAAGAAAGCACCGAAGCGGCCACGCGGGCGCCCGAAGGGGGCGAAGAACCTACCGAAGACGCTGGACGAGCTGATCGCCCGAAGTCTCGAAAAACCAAAGCCTCGGCCTCCGCGCCCGCCTAAGCAGAAAAAGTCCTACGAGACGAGCTTTGCGCGGCTGAAGCGAGAGGACCCCGAAAAGATGGCCGAAATCGCCCGACGCGGCGCCCGCAAAGCGGCAGCCACGCCTCGATCTCCTGTCGGCATCCAGTTTCGCACCACCAAGCGCGAATGGGCACTGATGCAGGACGAGGCCCGCAAACTCGCACACAGGATTTACAAGCAAATGGACATCGAAGGTTCCCTTCCCGAGAACCCGATTGCCCGCAAGGCAATGAAAACGGCCTTGGAGATGCTGGCGCTGGACAACTCGACCCGCGACAAGCTCTCCATCGTCCGCACTCTTCTCGAATACACCCACTCCAAGCCTGCGGCGACGCAGAACGTCAATCTCCGCACCGCGGAAGACTTCCTCGACGAGCTGGCCGCGGAGGATGGCACTGACGGATGATTACCGACGCCCATAAGCGGCGGTTGGAAATCCGGAAACGGCTCAAGGACGACTTCGACTACTACGCCCAGAAGGCCCTAAAGATCAGGACCAAGGACGGCGACATTGTGAACCTGCGCCTCAATGAAGCGCAGCGCCGTCTCTTGGAAATGGTCAATGCCCAGCTTCGCAGCGAGGGCAAGGTCCGCGTCATCATCCTGAAGGCTCGTCAGATGGGCCTTTCGACTGCCGTTGGCGCGTTCATGTATTGGTGGACCTCACAGCGACGCGCCCAGAAGGCGATGGTCGTTACCCATCACGCGGATAGCACCAAGGCGCTGTTCGACATGACCCGGCGCTATTACGACAACACGCCTGAGGCCCTGAAGCCCACCACGCGCTACTCGTCGCGCAAGGAACTGAGCTTTGCCAAGCTGGACAGCGGATATGCCGTTGCGACCGCAGGCGGTGACAGTGTGGGCCGCGGTGAAACTATCACGGTCGCCCACGTCTCCGAGCTGGCATTCTGGCCGAAGAACACCGCCAAGGACATCCTCAACGGCCTGCTCCAAGCCATCCCCAACCGGCCCAACACCTGCGTCTTCATCGAAAGCACCGCCAACGGTGTGTCCGGTGAGTTCTACAATATGTGGCAAGGCGCAGTTGAAGGGACGAACGGCTACATTCCGGTCTTCCTGCCCTGGTTCATTCAGGATGAATACCGCGAACCCGTCCCTGATGGATTCGAGCGGACGCCCGAGGAAGAACGGCTCGTGGAGCTGCACGGCCTCGACGATGAACAGCTCATGTTCCGCCGCCGCAAGGTCGCGCAGAACGGGATCGACCTGTTCAAGCAGGAATACCCCTCGACACCTGAAGAAGCCTTCCTGACCACAGGTCGCCCGGTGTTCAATCCGGAACAGCTCTCCGAGATGGCGCAGACCGCGCCCAAGTCGGCCCCCACGATGGGGCTGATCGGAGAAACCTTCGCCAACGATAGGCGGGGGGAGTTGACCGTATTCAAACCTGTGGACCCTGCTGACACCTATTACATCGGCGCTGACGTGGCGATGGGTGTGCGAGGCGGGGACTATTCAGTCGCCCAAATCCTCAACAGCAAGAAGGAACAGGTAGGAATCTGGCGGGGCCATGTCCATCCAGATTACTTCGCCAACGTCCTGCAAGCGCTCGGGTTCTTCTACAATACCGCCAAAATTGCCGTCGAAAGCAACAATCACGGCATCCTAACCTGCACTCGTCTGGGCAAAGACTTCGCATACCCAAACTTCTACACGGAGACGGTATACGACAAGCTCGACGACAAAGAGACGGTAAACCTTGGGTTCCGCATGAACACCAAGACAAAGCCCCTGGTAATCGACCAGCTACGCGCCTCGCTGCGCGACAACGAAATGAAGCTGTTCGACCGCACGACGATCGCTGAACTGATGACCTACATCGTCAACGATAATGGCAACATGGAGGCTGAGAGCGGATGTCACGATGACTGCGTGACCAGCTTGGCGATTGCAAACCACATTCACGAAGGCGTCTTCACGCCCGTCGTCTCTACGGACGATTTCTACCTTACCGCGATTTAGAATGCCCAAGAAACTTACGGACAGTGAAATTCTGTCCCTGCTGAATGCCGACCTGAAGTCGGGCGTTCGCTACACGGACACGAAGCTGGCCGCGGAACGCCGTAAGGTCGAAGACTATTACAACGGCAAGCTCCCGGCCCCCTTCCACGCCGGAAACTCCCGCTACGTCTCCACTGACGTTTACGACACGGTAGAGAGCGCCAAGTCGGTCCTGCTGGAGACCTTCAGCGCCCACGGGGACATCGTGCAGTTCTCGCCTCGTGGCGAAGAAGACGTGCCGCTGGCAAAGGTCGCCACGGCTTACACCAAGCACGTCATTTTCGAGCAGAACGGTGGCACTGAGCTATTCAGCGCCATCGTCCACGGGAGCCTGACCCACCGCAACGCTGTCGCGAAGGTCTATTGGGACAAGCGCGTCGATGAGATCGAAGAGACGTTCGACGGCATTGCGGAAGACGAGCTGGACGAGATCCTAGCTGACGATACCGTTACGCTCTCTGACCTCGAACTGGACGCCGAAACCGGCTTGTATTCTGGGAGCCTCACGAGGACCGAAGACCGCAGCCAGGTCCGCATTGTCGCCCTGCCGATGGAAGAGTTCATCGTCCCTCCGAACATCAAGTGTCTGGATACCTCCCCATCCATCACGCACCGCACGGAGAAGACGAAGGACGAATTGAAGCAGGACGGGTTTGATCCCAAGCTCGTCAACAGCATACCAGACGGCCCCGACGACGAGCTGTCGGCAGACCCCGAACGGATCAACCGGCATTCGGAGACGGGAGGCGACTTCGCGATCAGCGAGGACCGCCAAAGCGGCATCCGCAAGCTCGTAGTCCACGAAACCTACACCCGGCTCGACCTCGACGGAATGGGAACCAAGTTCTGGAAGATCATCCACTGCGCGGGCGTCATCCTCGACAAGGAGCAGGTGTTGCGTCACCCCTTCCTGAGCTACGCTGCGCTTCCGACGCCGCATCGCTTCTGGGGTGAGAACTTCGCGGCCCGCGTGATCCCGACGCAGAACGCCAAGACGGTCCTGATCCGCTCGATCCTCGACCATGCCGTGGTCGCCAACAACCCCCGATACGGTGTGGTGAAGGGCGCTCTAACCAACCCCCGCGAACTGCTCGACAATCGCTTGGGCGGTCTGGTCAACGTCACGCGGCAGGACGGCATCTTCCCGCTTCCTCAGGCCCCTCTGAACCCGTTCGTGTTCCAGACGATTGGGATGCTCGACGACGACAAGGAAGACGTTACCGGCGTCTCGCGCCTGTCCCAGGGCCTGAACAAGGACGCCATCTCCAACCAGAATTCTCAGGGGATGGTAGAACAGCTCATTGGCGCCTCGATGCAGCGCCAAAAGACTATGGCCCGCGCCTTTGCTGCGCAATTTCTGGGGCCACTGTTCCTCGAAGTCTACCGGCTTGTGGTCGAGAACGAGAGCCGCGAGCGCGTTGTCGAGATCGCCGGGGCTTGGGTCCCTGTTACGCCCTCCACCTGGGCGCGGCAGCGTGACGTAGTGATCGACTTCCGCCTCGGTTATGGCGAGCGGGACCAGCGGGCGCAGGAGTACCTGATGATGGGGCAGATGCTCGCTCAGGACCCCGCCATCGCGCATCTCTACACCGATCAGGAGCGCTACAATGTCTACCGTGCCTTTGCGGAAACGAAGGGTCACAAGGACATCTCTCTGTTCCTGAAGGACCCGGCCAAGGCGCAGAAGCCGCAACCCGATCCGATGGTGATGGCCGAGATTCAGCTTCGCCAGCAGGAGCTACAGCTCAACGAGCGCAAGCAGTCGCTGGCGGAAGCCAAGCAGAAGCAGACGTTCGACCTTGAGCAGTTCCGTGCCGATATGGAGCGCCGCTTCAAGATGATGGACTTCGCCCTGAAGACCCAGGAATCCGAACGCAAATCTGCCGAGACGGAAAACCGGATCGAAGTCGCGGAAGCGGAAATCGAGATGGCCCGCGAGACGCTGGCAAACGCACCGGACGAGAACGAAAAGGCCACGGCCATCCTGTCTCCGAACGGCTAAGTTTCCGGAATTCAATGAACACCGAACAAATCATCGAGAGGGGGTTGGCCGCGGCCAGCCTCCTTTCCGATCCCACTTTCACGTCTGTCGTTAAGTCGATCGGCATCGAATGCTTCGCCGCATTCACCGAGAGCCAGCCCGGCGACTCCGACAAGCGCGAACACACTTACAACCTATACCGTGGTCTCCAGGCCATCGAAGCTGAACTGAACGCCCGCATCCAAGCGAAGGAAGAGGCAGTCAAGCGGCTCGACGCCACTCTCGACGAACAACACGAAGTCGAAGGACCCATCTACATCCAAGGTAACACTGACCAATGACCACCCTCGCCAACGAGGCCGTCAATGACACCCACGACTACAGCGATGACGCTGCTGTCGAGGCTTTCCTGAACCGCTGGGCGGACGCTGACGACACCGATCAGTCATCCAACACGGGAGAAGGGGAAAACTCCGAGAACCACGACGAGGACGATGCGACTGACCTCGACCTCTCGGAAGACGAAAGCGAAGAAGGGGCAGAAGCCGACGCGGATGGCGCGGACGAAGCCGAGGACGGTGAAGACGAAGGCTCGCCGGTCAAGGAAGCCGGGGACGACCATCTCGTCACTGTGACCGTTGACGGCGAGACGAAGCGGGTCCCGGTCAAGGACCTGAAGCGCCTGTTTGGGCAGGAAGCCTCCCTCACTCGCAAGTCGCAGGAAGTCGCTGCGGCACGAAAGGCCGCGGAGCAGGATGGCGAGCGTTACGTCCTTGCGGCCGGAAAGTTGATCCAGAAGGCCGAAGCCCGCTTCGCACCGTTCGCCAAGATCGACTGGATGGTGGCGCAGCAGCGTCTCACTCCGGACGAGTTCTCTGCCCTGCGCACTGAAGCCAAGGAAGCGCTGGAGGACCTGAACTTCCTGAAGGCTGAGGCCGACGAGGTTCTGGGCCAGGCCCAGACCGCCCGGCAGGCATCATTCGCGGAAGCAGCCAAGGAGAGCATCAAGGTCCTTGAGGCCGAAGTGCCGGGCTGGAACCGCGAGGTTTACGACAAAGTCCGAGCCTTTGCCGTCTCGACCGGCATGGACGCCAATGTCGTCAACACCATCATCGACCCCGCTGCCCTCAAGATGTTCCACATGGCCATGCGTCTCTCGGAGCTGAAGGCCAAGGCGAAGGCGAAGAAGGCCACTGCCCCCAAGGCGACCGCACCGAAGCGCGTGGTCAAGCCGTCCACCAACAGCGCCGGCAAGATCGGGCGCATCGACAAGGCCGGTGATGCCGTCGCTCGCCTCCGGAAGTCCGGCAGCGATGAAGACGCGGTGGCCGCGCTGATGAGCCGCTGGGCCGACAACGGCTAACCCTCACACCAACCCTATTCCCTAATTCCAATTTTGATCTGAATACACATGCCCACTTATACCACCTACGACACCGTTGGCATCAAGGAAGACGTTTCGGACGTTATCTCGAACCTGACGCCCACCAAGACCCCGTTCCTCACCCTGATCGGTTCGGACAAGACCAAGAGCCGCAAGTTTGAGTGGCTGGAGGACGAGCTGGCCGCTGTCCGCGATAACGCGAAGCTGGAAGGCTTCGAGGCGACGGACGCGACCATCACGCCGCCCGTCCACCGCGAGAACTACACCCAGATTCTCGAAAAGACCTTCAAGATCAGCGAGACCGAGGACGCGGTTGACCAGTACGGTCGCGCCAAGGAAACCGCTTACCAGACCGTGAAGGCCGGCAAGGAACTGAAGCGCGACCTGGAGAACGCCTTCATTGGCGTCGATCAGGCCGCTGTCATCGGCAACAGCTCTACGACCCCGCGTCGCACCGCTTCGGCCACCAAGATGGTCGATGCGTCGGTCACGATCGACGGCGCCGCTGCGGCCCTGTCGGAGTCGATGATCCTCTCGGCAGGCCAGGCGGCTTACACCGCCGGCGCCGAGCCGACCTACCTGATGGTGAAGCCGTCCGACTCTCTGAAGGTGGCCGGTTTCGCCGCTGCCGCTGGTCGCACCCGTCAGGTCCCCACCGACAGCCGCAAGCTGGTCAACGTGATCGACCTCTACGTGTCGCCGTTCGGTGAATACAAGGTCATCCTCAACCGCTTCCTCAAGTCGGATGTTGCGTGGCTGCTCGATCCCGAGATGTGGAAGAACGTGACCCTGCGCGGGTGGACCCGTTCGCCGCTCGCCAAGTCGGGCGACAGCAACCGCCAGATGATCGTTGGCGAGTTCGGCCTGAAGAACACCAACTTCAAGTCGTCGGCCCTCATCAAGAACATCCTCTAATCCCTCAAGGCCCTGCGTTCCTACCGGAGCGTGGGGCCTTCTTTTTGCATTTTCAGAATGACCAGTACCGAGGGCGTCCACCTGATTGACGCCAACACCCGCCTGCGGTTCGAGAAGGACCACGCGGTACGCCGGATCACCCAGGAGGTCCCTGCCAGCTTCCTCGATCAGCTCAAACGGAAGCGTGATGACAGCGCCTCGGCCCCGACCGGCGAGATGCACCACGTTGCCAGCATCCCGGTTGCCATCGTTGAAAAGTGGATGGCCGAGGGTTTCAACATTTTCGACAAGAACATCAATCTCAAGGAGATCGTCAAGCGCCTCAACAGCGAGGACATGGCGGGATTCCTTGTGACTAACAAGCGCCTCTGACGCATTGAAATGAATTACGCTGCACTCAAGGCCCAGCTCCGGGGCCTCATCAACCGGAGCGACATGACCGACGAGCTTGCCGGCAACTTCCTGCATCTCGCACAGGTCCGTCTGGAGCGCCTTCTCCGGACCAGCTTCATGCAGCGGTTCGTATCCTTCAGTGTCGATCGCCCCGATGGGGTCTTCCGCGTCCCAACTGACTACCTTGAGCTGATAGAGCTTTTCTCGGACTGTGGGGAACTGGATCGGGTCGATATGGGGCGGTGGCTGAAGCTGCCCGCAAGCTCAGGGACGCCGAAGTCCTTTGTCCAAACGGGGCATGACTTCAGGCTCAGGCCGCACCCTGCTCCTTCGGACATCCTCTATCTCCGTTACTACGGCTGCGAGCCATCGCTCGTGAACGACGCGGATGCCAACCACTGGTCCTACGCTGCCTCCGACGCCTTGATCTACGGAGCCGCTGAATACGCCGCGGACCATTTCGAGGACGAGCGCCTCTCTCGTTTCGCTGCCCGCTTTACGGAAGCCTGCAACGAGCTTCGCGACCAGCAGCTCCAGGAGGACTTCTCGGGTCCGATGAGCATCCAACCCACCTACTCCTACCCGACTGAATAACGATGGCAGACACCCCAACTTCTCCGACCTCCTTCCACTCCCTCGACGGGGCGGATGCTGTCGTTCAGACCCTTCAGGGTCCTCCGGGTCCTCAGGGTCCTGCCGGTGCAGCCGGTCCTTCGGGGCCGCAAGGTCCGCAGGGTCTGGAAGGTCCGCAGGGTCCCGCAGGCGCCCCCGGCATCCAAGGTCCCACCGGCCCCGAAGGCCCTGCCGGTCCCAAGGGCGACCCCGGCCCCTCGACCTACAACTTCGGCTTCTTCTTCAACGCAGCGCCTGGGACGAGCGAGGTACTGTTCCGCCACGTCGTGGCTGTAGACCTGTCGCTCCCGGCAGATTTCACGGACGCCCTTATGTCCGCGGTCGAGACGCTGCCAACGAACACCTGGAGCCTTTCGATCAAGCGGAACGGTGCAACGGTAGGGACGATCACGGTCTCCCCCGCGGGTGTTGTCACCGCAAGCACCGGCAGCGCCCCCCTGTATCTGGCGGCAGGTGACGTCCTGAAGATCGTTGCCCCTGTCTCCCCTGATGCCACCGCCTCCAACATGGCGTTCACCTTCAAAGGAACCAAGGTATGAGCGTGACCCTGATCGACGGGTTCGACACCTACAACGGCTCGCAAACCGGGCTGGGTCTGGGGTCCAAGTGGGCCTATGCCAAGTTCAACAACAACAACTGCTCGACCGACCTCGTTCCGGGCCGCTTCTCTGGGCAGGCGCTGCGTCTCGCGGAGCCTGTAGGTGGCCCTGCCGCCGCCGGATGGCTGCGAGCGTTTGGCTCCCCCACCAGCACGGTGAGCTACGGCTTCGCCTATCGGTCCTCGAACCTCGCGGGCCATTCGCAAACCTTCGTACCTATGATCTCGGCCCTCTACGACAGCGTAGGCGGCATCTGGCACATCCTGATTGCCGTATCGGTAGATGGCCGGATCAGCGCCTATCGCGCCACCGGGCCTAACTCGGGAACCATGCTGGGCGCCTCTGTCGTGGGGACCATCAAGCCCAACACGTTCCACTATGTCGAAGTGGAGATGGTGTGCCACGACACGTCCGGTCGTGTCCGGATCGTTGTGGATGGCGTGGAGGTCCTGAACGTCACGGGTGCCGATACCCGCAACGGGGGCACGGGCACCGCAGACACCATCGTCCTTGCCGCAAACAGCGGAGACTTCGTGACGGCGAACCACGACTTCGACGACCTCTACGTGACCGACAGCGCCCTGTCGCTCGGGGAGAAGCGTGTGGAAACCCTCGTCCCTAACGCGGACGTGACGAAGACCTTCGTGCCGAACGCCGGGACCACCAACTACACGCAGGTAGACGACCTCCCCAACACCGGGGATACGGACTTCGTGCAAGGGTCTAATCTGGGGGACGTGGACACCTACGCCTTCACGGACCTATCGGCCAACCCGCAGACGATCGAGGCGGTCCAGCTTATCGCCTACGCCAAGAAGACGGACGCCTCCACAAGGGGCATCGCACTTCAGGTCAAGAGTGGAACTGCGGTTTCCGATGGCCCCTTGACGAACCTGAACGCGACCTACGCGAAGATCGAGCGTCTGCTCACGTCTGACCCGAACACCGGATCGGCGTGGACAACCGCAGCGGTCAATGCACTGCGCGGCGGTCCTAAGGTGGCGCTCTGATATGGCGAACGAATACGTCGTCACCGCGGTTGCCGCTGAGGTCCTGAACAACAGCCCGGCGAAGGCTCGGGTCGCCCAGGTGGCGATCGAGGTCCTGCGATCAGTAGCGGCCTTCGTCCCCGCGCCTCCGCGGCGCCACCAGTTTACAAATCTGAACTAACTCCAAAGCACATGACCACCACGGAATTCCAAATTATTGAACGCCTTACGCGCATGGAGGAAAAGTTCGACGCTTTTCTGGACCGCGCTACCGACCAGAATGCCCGATCCGATGACCACGAGGCCCGCATTCGTAGCCTAGAGGGAGGCAGTGCCCGCCTTCTCGGGATCGGGTCCGCTCTTGCCCTCGTCGTAGGCATCGCTGGCGAGCGCATCGTCAGCTTCACGCTCGGATCGTAATCACTCTATGATCTGGAACATTATTTCGACTGTCCTCGGGATCGGGGGCGACGCACTGGCGAAGCGTCAGAAGCTCAAAGAGATCGAGCTGGAAGGCAAGACGCGCATTGCTGTCGCCCAGGCCGAAGCGGAGATCGCGAGGCTGAACAAGCAGGGTGACGCGGAGATTGATTGGGACGCAGAGGCCGAGAGGCAAATGGCTCACTCGTGGAAAGACGAGTACCTTACGTTGCTTCTTTCGGCTCCGATGATCCTCGCATTCCTTGGGGATTGGGGCAGAACCGCAGTTTCTGATGGGTTCGCAGCTATCGCTACGGCACCCGAATGGTATAAGGTTGCGTTTCTCGCATCCGTCGCAGCGTCGTTCGGAATCAGGGCTTTGGTGAACAAGTTCGGATTCGGGAAAAAGTAGACTTCGCGGAAGATTGCGGATCGCATAGACACAAGGTTCCCCGTCCCGTTATGGGATTGGGGGATCTGTGTTTTTTGTTAATTGGGGGTTAACACGAATGTCCAAAATGTTTAGGCACAATGGAACACTATCCACATTTTGGGATTATATCTCAACTGAAGCGGAGGTTGACCGAGATGCAATTACAGATACATGCGCCACCCCCAATGAGGGTGCCGATCATGCAGGATGAGCCGAACCTGTTCATGCACAGGGTGCAGATTCGCAACGTCCAAGAGTTCCTGAAGACCTTCACGGACCTGAACCAGACCATCCCGGTCGGCGCGGTCCTGATGTTCCTCACCGTGGCCCTCAACGAGGGGCTTTCCCAGGGGGAGCTGGTGGACAAGTCGGGGATCAAGAAGTCCACGGCAAGCCGCTACCTGCTGGACCTGTCGGACAAGACCCGAACCGGAGATCAGGGCTACGGCCTGGTCAAGGGGGAGATCGACCCCGACGAGCTGCGTCGCAAGATGTATTCCCTGTCCCCCAAGGGACGAAAGATCATCCAGAAGCTCATTCGCTCTGGAGCCAACATCGTCGAGAACTGAAATGGCTATCTACCCCGAACGCAACAAGAGCGGAAAGCTGACCGGCTTCTTCAGGATCGAGGTCCAGAAGGGCAAGGAACGTCTGCGCGGTCGGGCTGAAAGCATGGCCGAAGCAAAAGGGATCGAGGAAGCCCTGAAGGAACGTCTCGCCACTGGTGCGACCTGCGCTGCCCCCAAGCGCCGGTCTGCACCGGAGGCCGCACCGTCTCCCACATTGAGGGAGGCGGCTGACCGTGCGAGGGGTACTCTTTGGTCTGGACAGTCCACAGAAGCGGAAAGTCTGCGAAAGCTGGATCGTGTCATCAAGCTCGTCGGAGAGGGCGTTCGCGTGGACGAGCTGGACATGAACAAGGTGGACGAGCTGGTGGTCTCCCTGAAGGATGCAGGGGTCAAGGATAGCACGGTCAACCGCTACCTCTCTTGCGTCTCTGCGTTCCTCAAGTTCTGCAAGAAGCGCGGCCTCCGCAACGTCGAGGTCCCCGAGATCGAATGGCGCGATGAGGACGAGGGCCGCATCCGCTGGCTGACCTACGAGGAAGAGACGCGCCTCTGTGAGCTACTGCCTCGTCCCTACAACGACGTTGTGTTCGTGGCGATCCGCACGGGTCTTCGCGCCTCCGAACTGCTCAACCTGAAGGAGGATCAGATCGAACCGCGCTGGGTCCACCTGTGGGGATCAGACACGAAGAACGGGTCGTCCCGGTCGGTGCCGCTGACCAAGGAAGTCCACGCTGTCCTGATGGCTCTCGTCTCCGCAGGGATGCCGGGGTATTGGGAACTGCGTTGGGCATGGGAGAAGGCGCGGGAGGCGATGGGCCTGCTCAAAGACCCCACGTTCGTATTCCACAGTTGTAGACATTCCTACGCTACGAGGGCTGTCCAGGCGGGTGTGAACATCCGGGTCTTGCAGAAGCTGATGGGCCACAAGTCCATCCAGACCACCCTTCGCTACGCCCATGTGGATGACGAGACGCTGGCCGACGCAGGGACTAAAGCCGTCGCTTTCCACGAGCAAAAGCGCGGGGGAATCGACCGGGGAAAACGAGCAAAATTCCCCCGTCACGCTGGATCGAGGGGAGCGCACGAACCGCAGAAATCTGCGGGTCTTGGTCAATGGAGTGCCCCCGCACAGGGACTGCAAATCCGTTTACGCCGGTTCGATTCCGGCTCGGGCCTCCATCGCAGCTGGGTTTCATCCCATAGGGCGCCGATTTCGATCCCAATTGCTGCTGCAATCCCGAGGATAGACCTCGCGATCGGAAGGGCCCGGGGGCGCTCAAGGCTGGATGATGACGCTGCGGCTTCAGCGCCGCTTATTGATAGCGCAACGTGTTCTCGAACCCGGCGTTGGTCTTGGCCATCTTGGCCAGTTTCCTGAGATTGGCGCGGACATATCTTTCAAAGCGCCGGTCGTCATAGATGCCCGTGGTCTGATAGTCGTCCTGCCCCAGCAAGTCTTTGAGGCGGGCGGCGAAGGCGGTTTGGTCGCCCTGGCGCGCGGCTGCCTTCATGGCGCGGCAGACCCACTCCTCGGCGGCGGCCTTGTCATAGTCGTCCTGGCCTTCGTAGCCCCGCCGGTCTGCCGCGGTCTGATCAAGACGTGCGGCGTCGATGCGGCGTTCCAACCATGTGCAGACCACGTCGCTTTGCCAGGGTTTTGCCGAAACGCTCATCATGCTCTCCACGCTTGTCTGGTAACGGCCTAGGCGGCGTGGACAAATTCCACAACGCCACGGTTGCCCTATAAAAGGCCCTGGCGAGGCGCGAGGACGAAGCAAGAGTGGGCCTCTTGCAAGGCCGAGCAACGCTGCCAGGGCCTTTTATAGGGCAACCCCT